ATGAAAACGAATACAGAAATGATACAAGCAATTAAGGATTTCCAGAATAACAAAGTACCAGGCGTTACACTGATGCACGATGATCAGGAAGCTATAGATTTTTGTATTAAAATAGCCTATGAAATCTTTGTGGAGGGAAAACATAAATTCGAACCTAACATTGATAAATAATACCAACATCTCCAATGTTTGATATAATGATAAAGTTATTAATATCAACTAGGAGGAACAATTCATGAAGAAATTTTTTAAGTTTGGTTGTCTAGGTATTGTTGCTATATTTGCAATTCTTGTTGTCATAATGATTATCGATATAGCTAATGACGATCCAAAATCAAAAGAAAAACCAAAAGAGACTGTTACAACAACATCTAAATGGGAAGAAAAAATTAAAGAAGTTGCATCAAGTAATAAAAATCCAAATGAGAAGTTTGATGAAGTAAGTAAATATGCTCACGATTACAAACCATCTAAAGATGAAGTAAAACAGTTTGGTGATGCTATTATTAAAGAATATAAAAATAAAAATTATATTAAAGATATCTCTAACCATGAGTATATGTTAACAAACATTTTCAAATCACAAGTTGTTGATAGAAATGCATCAGAAAAGCCACTAAAAGATTTCGCTTTCGACTTCTGGCAAAACTCTAAATACAACTACCGCGGTGTAGAAAATGCGACAAGCAGTGCTACACAAGCAAATGAAAGACAAATGGATAAATCATTAGGTAAAATGAACAAATAATTCACGGAGGTTATTTAATGAGTTATGATACTGTAGCATCGTTACAACGTATGCAACAATTAGAACAAGCTCAAGCTGCAGCAGGGAAACGTTTAGTGTTACAAAGAGATCATAAGAGAGATAATATACTAGCTGCACTTGCTATTGTATTTGTCATTCCAACATTTAGCCTTTCTCTGATACTATTTGTTATTTACTACATAGTAAAATCTCTTACAACTAAAACATATTTAGTTAAAAACGTAGCTACAGGCGAAAAGTTTCATGTAGATAAAGAAGACTTCAAACAGTACAAAAAGGATTTCAAGAAAAAGGAAAAACAAGTTAGAAAGATATCTGATTTATAACAAAAGGAGAAAATTCAATGGATGCCAAATTACAAGATAGACAATTAAAATATGTACTCAAAAATCACATTCTCCCTGAGAAGAAATTTGATTTTAATGAATTTAGAACACAAGAAGAATTCAATGATTACCAAGAAGGATTGAAAAAATACCTTAATCTTTCCGAAGAAGAGCACATGGAATTATCTCTTGCTATTAGAAACGGTACTTATGAACTATAAACAAAAAAGCCGACTCAATTAAGAGCCGGCCCTTTTTATTTAAATGAACCCCAACTATTAACACGTTTTCCGTTTAATGTTTCACCAGTTGCGATGTAACCATATCCATTTGAACGTGTTTGACGTATCCACACATGACCATCTTTTTCATAACCATACGCATCATATGTTACACGATCACCTTTATTAAGCGTAGCAATGATATTTCCGTCTCTTGGTTTATCACGTAAATGAATTGTTCTATCTAAAGTGAATACACCGTCTTGTTTCGTAAACCAACTAGAATCATATTGACTAGCAGCCATTGTTTTCTCTATTCCAATAAACCACTCTAACCCCTTATCACCAATCAATTCATTTAAATCACATTTACCGATACCAGGAACATTTCCTGTCTCAGTATATTGCCAAAGATCACATGGATAAGCTGGTCTATTTCCACCATATCGAGGAATCCATACAAAATCAGCGTTTACTTTATCCGCTTGGAACTCTTTATATGTATGATGGCCAACATATAAACCTACTTTCTTAGCACCTAATCGGCGTAATTCATCGATAAAAGCTAATGTTCCAGCTAACATATTCCCCATTGTTTTTACTTCCACATCAGCAACCCAGAATAATGCATCTTTATCACCGCGGCTCCAGAAGTCACGAGCTTCTATACGTGCATCATTTTCAGAAACGAAGCGACAAAACGCATAGTTACCAAAAGGAACACCACGCCTTTTCATTTCACTCACATAACTTTGATACATATGATCTACAACATTTGAACCATCTTGTACCCTAGCAATTACTAAATCTAATTGCGTTGCTGCTACATCCCAGTTAATGTTGCCATTCCATTTTGAAATATCAACGATATGTCCCATTATTGAACATCCCCTTTTTTAATTAACATTTTGATTTCTTCAACGGTTTCTAATGACTTTGCTTGGCTTTTGATAATCTCTTGACTTTCTTTGATGACTTCTTGGTTTTGTTTAATCGAATCTCTATAACCCTCTTCTCGCTTTTCCCCGCGATTAATTTCCTCTTTGTATCCATCTTCTCGTTTTTCTGATTGCTTTAAAAAATACTGTAGTAACCAAAAGAATGCAATACCGAAAATACCAATATTAACCACATTCTTTAAAATCATTTCTTCCACTGTCCCCATCTCCTTTTTGACAATAAAAAAAGACCAGTTTATGACTGCTCTGTAAGTTCCGTTTGCTCACCAGTTTCTTCTGATGTTTCTTCAGTTGTTGGTGGTTCAACTGGGTCTGTCGGTTTCTCAGGTTCTGTCACAGGTGGTTGTTCCGGCTCTTTGGGTTCTTCTTTCACAGGAACGATTTGTTTTACATCAATTCGCGAGAAAATATAGTCACCAATTACAACTGTAACCGTATTACTATTGTTCAATTGTTCATTTAAAAAGATTGGATCATAATCGTTTGTCGTAATTTCAATTACTTTACCACCGTTCGTATGGACTTCTACCTTTTTAGTACCTTCCACATTAGAAATACTTAATGGAATAATTCGTTTTACATCGATACGTTGAATAATAAAATCACCTATCAATACCGTGATTAAATCATTACTATTTAACTGATCATTGAGCACTTGTGCATCATATACTTCAGTTTGTACTTGGTGCTTTAGCCCACCTTGTGTATGGATTTCAATTGTTTTCATTAGAATGTACCTCCTATACGTGATTGTATAAATAAACGAGAAATAATATTAGCATTTACCCGACCTAGTTTATCAGGCGTAATGGTTACAGTATGCCATTTATTACGCTCTATTTTCCCTCCACCATCTTTAGAAAGATAAGGGATAAGATTAATATTCTGTGCCGATGTAGAGTCCACAGGGACTATATTTCCATCTACCTTGACTGTTACTCTACTTGGTTTCTCTGATAGTTTGTAAATCCCATGCTGAATATCATGCATATGGTCAGGCAAACTGATAGTATGCGTATGATTTGGGATATTAATTTCATGTGTATGATTAGGAATATTAATTTGATGTGTATGATCAGGAATTTGCACACTATGTGTATGCGCTGGTATAGTAACACTGTGAGAATGCGCTGGTATATTAACCTGATGTTTATGTGACGGAACATTAACGGTATGTGAATGTGAAAAAGCATCACCAGGAATAACAACCTCATGTAAATGGTATCCCCAATTCTCTGAGCCTACACTGTTTTGTGGAACACCAGACATTAAATGCATCTCTGCAAATGATTTTTGTGTTGTACTTGGGACTGCACCACCACCTGCTTCACTAGTAAATGAACCACCACCACCTGAAGTAGAGGTTTGTGTACTTCCTCCACCTGAACTAGAAGTTTGAGTAGATCCTCCACCACTAGAAGTCGAGTTTACAACTCCACCACCTGCACTGGTTGAGTTTACAACGGCTCCACCTGCAGATGTAGATTCTACAATTGCCCCTCCACCTTTAGTTGCTTTACTATACGCCCTAAATTCTTCTATTTCATATGTCAGAATAAGAGAGTTTATATTCACCAGGTCTTCTGGTAAAAAGAACTTAATTACAGCTGGATTCTCAGGGTCACAGTTATCGTTATAATCATGCGAATCAATATTTGTAGCACCTTGTGAATACGTCTCATTAATTTTTTGCCTACGCTCCAAATCAGCTTGTGTCGTACCTAAATCTTCAATTGGATCTCCGATTTCCAAGCTCATATTTAATGGATTACCAGTAACATCCGATTTACCTTTTTTCATTAAACGTACATCTACTTCAATTCCTAATTCTTCATCGGTAATCCTTACTAACTTGCCATATTCATATTTTTCAAGCTTGTATGGATCTATTAATTCATAATCGATAGCATTCACAGAATATGTGAGTTTCGGCCTGCTTCTTTTATTTAATAAAGCTTGTCCTGAACTAAATAATGTATCTACATTTTCGAATCGTTTATCTACCCATATATACTTATGAATTCCATACTTATCAATAATATGTTGTGGTGCTTCAATATAAGGTTTCCTTGTGGGATTCACCTTTGAAATATCTAGCTGATTAACCCCTTCACCATATCCCATAGGATAAATACGAGTAATAATATCGGTTGGGTCTTCTGTTTTTGTAATCCCTTTTAAATTTTTCTTGAATCTAAGGTCACCAGTGATTTCATTACTCGCTTTCTCTAAATTCAATGTCCACGGATAATTTTCTATTGAATCATCCCAAGTCCACGCATGAGGTTCATCAAATGGTTTTGGAACACTCAATACAGGTCCTAATATTGTATTTTCATGTTCCCAACTGTAATGAAAATATCTAACAAAATCACATTTGCCTAATCGCCAATGTTTAGTCTCCTGTTGACTTAATAAATATTCAAGTACTTGTCTGGTTGTATAATTTGATAACTGATGATATCGAAAAAGCACGTCACTTAGCAAAGTAGCCAGAACGTGCTCACATTTATATGTTACCGTTTTGGTGTTTTCATTTTTCACCGTTTCTTTCGGTAGAATGCGAAACATTCCTATACGTTTACCATTATCAAATAGCTCTAGGAAATCAAAAGCTGTTATTTCTTTGTCTTTCAAATCATTTAAAGGTAATGAAAAAGCAGCCGTCCAGATTGAATTGAACTGCTGCTCATAACTTATTTTAAATGCATTTTCTAAATATGCTTTTAACCGTAATTGTTTATTGTATAGTTTTAACAATATATCACCTCTTAGTAAAATAAAAATAGCCCCAGTAAGGACTCTATAAAAATTATTATTGTCATTTCATAAAACTTCAAATCTAGTGTATAATTTACAATATTTGATAGATTGGAGGTGAAACTAAATGAATTATAAACGTACCGAAAATGATTATTTAGAAGAACTATCAAATCAATCGGAATTACTGATTGATTATTGCGACCAATTAGATTCAGGAAAAATGAACTATGCGTTACCTTTGGCTGCTTTAATTAGAGTATTAGTTCGTGATGGAGGTCCTAACTCCAAGAGCCTCTTTTATTTGCTTAACAAAAAAGAGACTATGAAGTTTTGTTCCACATCTAATATTTATCCAGATTATGACGATATCTTATATTTACTCACCTTAATTACTCCTGCTTATAAGCCAGTAATTGATAATGGTCGTGTAATAAACCAAGAGCCCGTTTTTGTTCCAAATCTTAATAGAAATACAGCCCATAAAAATTGGATATCATTTGACGAATGGTTTAACTACCCAGTTTTTATTTATAACAAAGGAAGTAACGGTGGACTAATAAAGTTAGAACAGACGGAAGATAGTAAATTATCAATCTCTCGCTGGGACATAATCAATTATTTCTCTAATAAAAGTGGAGGAACTCATATCGCACAGAAAGTAAATATGGACATGTATACTCTAGAAAAAGGTCTTAGTAGTATGGAGTACCAGGACATCAAACCACTGGAATCATATAGACCAGGTGAAAAACATGTTCCCGGAATTCCTATTAAAGGTCCTTTACATGCTGCGATAAGGCAGATTGCACATGAATTAATTTTAACTATAAGAAAAGAATTTAATATAGGAAGGAATTATAATCCATCCCATAAAAAAATAATTGGATACACTATAGAAAAAATTCCTAACAGGTGCATAAAATTCAATCCAGTAACAAGACAGATATCAATTGCCAATTAGTTCAGAAGCGATAACCTTTTCCTCTGTTAATTCTATTTCGTTAACAATTAGAGGACATTGATCTTTGTTGAAATCCCAGTAAATATTATGCTTATCAGGGTCTTTCCATTCAAATGGTTGACCCTTTTTTGCTATTTCCAATGCTCTTTCTTTATGTTCAGCAATAATAAGAATTGATTTATATTCATCGTAACTTGCGTCAGAAGCAGTCACTTTAAAAACCTTTAACATAAATCTCAACCCTTTGTTATATATTTATTACATGATTGTTTAAATATACAATACGTATTTTACTAAGTTTTACTTCACTAACATTTGTCCCACGAAATAGTCTCCCATTGCACGGAATCCATCGTTATTCGGATGTAAATCATCATATAAATGCGTAGAGTATGTTCCCTTTCCTATGCCACTTTCTGCATGCATATCAACAAGAGGACAAGAATACATTTTAGCAATTTTACGTAAACCTTCGGATACTTCTTCCATTTTAGCTGAAGGTCTTGTCGCTCTACCTGATTTGATTGGAGTACTAATGTAAATTCTACATTTTTGATTTTTTGAGCGAATGTATTCAATAGCTGCACGTAACGCTCCAAATGTTGTAGTCTCATCAAATGTAGTATCTTCTTCTGCTCCGACAACTCCGAAGTTTACACCTTGCCCCACATCATTTGTTCCCCCAGCAATTGTAATAATTTCATATTTCGTAACATCTTGAGCTTTAATATCATCAAGGATGCATCCTACACCACTAATACCGGAACGAGCAATAGTAGCGCCGCTGTGACCAAAATTATCAACAATAGCCCCAGCTTTTCGCATATAAGATTGATAACCTACAAGTGGTTCGATACCAACTTCCGCAATAACTTTTCCATCTAACCACGTAATGCTATCCCCGAATGTGGCAATCAATTTACCTAGCAATTTATTGGTATTCATAACAGCCCATGGTATTAGAAATCCGTAAGGCGAATAAACCTTAGGCTTTGTTGCAGACTTTTTCAAGATATAAGTTGGTAAATCGTTTTTTACAGCATTAACACGAACTATCCGAGCATTTTCTGGTACTGTGACGATATACCAACCCATTTCACTCTGAACGAAGTCTATTTTCTTAATAAAACGATTTTGCTCATCTAGAAATACGCCAGCTTGTGCATATTTATAGTTACAACCTAAGACTTCTCCTGGAGTAACCACAATTGGACGAGACAAATTTATAATCGTGCTGTCCAAGATGTTCCCTAAATCATCAATATATTTGTTCTTCATCGAGTTAGTATCATCGTATAAATTCAACGCCTCCACACCAGCTAAGCGTTCTGGTTGGATGGGAGATTGTAAAATTTCAGCCTTACTTGGTAGCCATTCAGATGTGTAGCCATAATTAGAATATGATGTTGGCTTTGTCGCTGACTTTTTTAACATAAAAGCAGTAAGATTACCCTTTGCGACATTGACACGCATATAACTAGCGTTAGACGGTGTATTATCTGTAAACCATCCACTACCTGCTGCTGTTTCATTAAAATTAAATTTACGAATCCATTTTTTATTATGATCAAAAAATCCGCCTGGAGTTATATATTTAAAGTTAACCCCAATTGTTTCTCCTGGAGTGACTTTTATATATCGTGTTACATCAATTGATGTACTATCATTCTCAAATCCTGCATCGGTAATATATTTATTTACTGTTCTCTCTGCAGAATTAAATAAGTTATTAAACTGAATGCCTTGAAGTTGTTCGGGCAGCAATTCAACATTGACAGTTTGCTTTTTTACATTTTCATATTCAGCAAGACTAAAATCAAAGCCCTTCGCCACTACCAATGTATTTGGTGCAATATCCAAAGATTTATCAAACTCTATCCCTATCCAGTTATATGCATTTGCAGGGGAAAAATCACCTGCATTGAATGTTTTCTTAAACCATGTATCTACTCCTGCTGTATTAGCGACTTTTTCCCATTCGGACCATTTCCCATAAGCCACCCTAAACCTAACCCGACAAGCTGCTGTAAATACACTTGCTAAAAAGCTTACTGTAATATCTTCGTTTGGATTAATGTTTCTTAGAAGTTTATATTTAACGCAATCCCCTTCTACATAAATAGCACTATCAACGCGTGTTCCGAGTTTACCTGAATTAGTAAGAACAAGATTAATACTTTCTGCCTTCTCATAATACTCTGGAACTGTCGAAAAACTTGGATTGTTCATTAAGTTTATATCTGACTGGGATAGTCTAGTCTTTAAATCTGTATATCCATTCCGCGATTCATCCATCTCATTAGATAATCTATGCGCTTGTTTGATACCATCATTTATTATAGGAACTCCCTCTTCTAAAAACGTATCAATACTTAGTAATTTTATAGGTTCTACTGCCATATTTTTCACCCCCTATTTATATTTACCTCTAAAGTTAAATGTCACTTTTAAATTCAAATTACTACCACCAATCTGCACTTTATTAGTTCGAGGTAACAATTCTAATTTTTCAAGGTCACCTGTCATTTTAAATAAGTAATTTTGATTATTCTTTTTTACCGTGTATGTTGCGGCATCGATTAATAAAGTTTCATTGTTCAAATCGCCAAAAGAAAAACTCTTGCCATTTATAACAAGAGTTAATCCATTTACAGTTCCTATAATTTCAATAATCGGTCGAACGACTAAAGTTCCAATATTATTTATCTCTAAACTTTGCGGACCATTCATAATGTATTGTGAAGGCTTGTAACCAAATTGAATTTTAGTTACAAAAGGGATTTTACTTCCCCAAGTAATTTTATCATTACTGTTCACAACCGAATAAGCACGTGGATCATATGCAACTAATGGTAATACAAACTTTCCATCTTCAGGTAACCTATCCGGAGTAATTTGTTGTGCTAATTCTACATAATAAAATTTACTCGGGTCATAATCACGTACCATCTTAACTTTTCTTGGATTTCCGTATTGATCAAAGAAAAAGTCGGTAAATTTCTCAAACTTACGCTGCATTTCTATATGAAACCTTTCCATTATCATCAATGGATATGAGAAAGGTTTCTCCTTCACTTGAGTTCCACACGGAATAACCCCTTCCACACCAGGAATACTATAAGTCTTACGGTCAAAAATAGGTGTAATAGAGTCATCGTATCCTGGTTCGCAAATAAAACCAAAGTCTTCAAATCTATATTTATCATCTAATGTAATCATATAATCACCCCTTGACCACGAGCGCTAATTCTATTGTTCTGATTTAGCTGCTTACTCATACCAGGAGCAAGTCTTGCATTTAATTCCTCAGAGTCCACATAAACATGAACAACAACATCACCATTTGATTGTGGCATGGTATCAGCGATACCTTTACCAATTGCACCAAGCGTTTTCTCGTTTAAAGGTAAAACACCCTCTGGTCCAGCTTCTCCTGCACCTTGTAGGTTTCCAGCATTCATTCCGAAAATAGTAGGACGAGTGAAAATACCGCCTTTAGCACGCCATTCCACACCAATACCAGATGGATAAGAGATTTCTTTACCTGCAATTGTTTTGGAACTAGTCTGTAGACTAAAGTGTGGAAGTTTAGGCATTTCAGGTTTAGGAATTTTTAACTTCAAATTATCAAAGAATCCTTTGATTTTATCGATAAATCCCTTCACACCATCAACTGCTTCCTTTATTGGATCCATAATAAATCGTTTTGCTGCATCAAACTTTTCTTTCGCCGCATTTTTCACAGAATCAAATTTTTCTTTCGCCGAATTATACAAATCAGTAAATTTTTGCTTAGCCGAATTATAAGCTTCTGTTACTGGATCAATTACATATTTCTTGACCAAATTCCAAGCCGTAAGCGTATAGGATTTTATAGTTTCCCAGTTTGATAATATCCAATTTTTTAAATCACCAAATTTTTCTTTTGCCGTGTTATAAGCTTCTTGTACTGGTTGAATAATATATTGTTTGCATAAAGACCATGCAATCTGTGTTGCTAACTTCACTAATTCCCACTGTGAACTAAGCCAAGAAACTAGCTCGCCAAGCTGATTTTTGCACCAATTATACGCTTCAGCCATCGGATCAATAATATACTTACTTATTAAAGCCCAGGCAATTTGTGTACCTGCCTGTATTAATAACCATCCTGCTTCTAAAACGACAGAAACCGCGGAAATAATCGGATCTAAAACCGTAAGTATTGTATTCCACGTATCTTGCCATGCTTGAGTCAATGTTCCCCACAATTCAGATGCTGTTTCGACAAGTGACGACCACCAAGAAGACGCCGTTTCGACAATTCCTGACCATAAATCACTAAAGAACTGACCTATTGGGTCAAAAAATTCATGCATCATTTCAATAAATGAAGACCAAACTTCTGAAAAGTACTCAACTGTGGAAGACCACCCATCACTACAAGCTTGAACTAAACTAGACCACAATTCGCCAAACCACGACGAAAAATCCGACCACTTTTCAGAAAGCCAATCGGTTATGGTACCCCAGTTTTTTACTACTGCTATAACAATAGTTATGGCAGCTGCTACCCCTGCAATAATTAATAGAAGTGGACCCAGTGCAATGTTGAGTGCCCCAATCGCAAGAGTTAAAACCCCAAACGCTACCCCTATAGCTGTAATGACAATTGTTAAAGCCGCACCAATAGCAATAAAGTTTCTAATTGGTTCTGGTAACTTAGAAAACCATTCAGCAAGATCAGATATTCCTTTTGCAGCTTTAGGAAGAACATCTGCCGCAAGATCAGCAAGTTGTTTTCCTAAAGGTTCAAGTGCTGTCTGAGTTTCCCTTAATGTACTTTGGAATTTCTGACCAAGTGATTCTTCTTGAAGTTTTTTCATTTCATCCATACGGCCATTTACATCACCAAGACCACCATTTACATCATTTAAACTTAGTACAGCTTCTGCACCCATGTCTTCCCATTTCGTACCGAATAGAGCAACGCCAATCTGATTTGCCTTTACTTTATCATCCATATTTCGTAAGTCGCCCAACACAGCATTAAATACATCTGCTGCAGTGCCTTTACCATCATTGAATGACTCCCATACTTTTTGAGTTTCTTCAGATAATTCACCAAAACCATCAGATACACCCTTAGATCCATCTTGTACACGTATACCAAACTCTTTCACAAGGTCATTTATGTAATCAAGATTATATGAACCATTTTTTGTCCCGTTCGCAAGAATGGTGAACATTTCATCCACACTGAAACCAGCTTGTTTAAATAACGGTACATACTCACTTAGGTTGTCAAATAGTTCATCTGAGTAATTCAATCCCTCTTGTGCGCCTGCAGCAAGATAATCAAATGCTTCTTGTGTAGACAGGCCGAATTGAGACATTAATTGACCTGCACCACGTGTTGCTTCTCTTACATCAACATCATATATTTTAGCAATCGTTAAAATATCCTCTGATGCCATTTGTAACTCTTCACGTGGGACATCTCTCATATTTTGATAGACCTGTATCAAAGCTTGGTCAACCTCTTCAAGACTTTCACCAAATCCCTTTTTCCACATTTCTTTTGAAATCTTCCCGAGATTCTCCGCGCCTTTTTGAGTCAATCCCAATGAAGCTTGTATTTTCCTTTGAGACCTATCGAAATCTACCGCTATACCCACTGTAGCTTTACTAAGTTCAATTAACTGTTGCGATACCCCTTGTAGCATTTGAGTGGCTTCCATCATATTGTGTAAATCTAATTTCTTCCCTAGTTGTTCCATACCAGCTGCAGCTTGATCTCCACTTCGCCCAACACTCTGTAATGAATTCTCAAATTGCTTCAATGTGGTTTTAGCTTGATTTAACTTCGTTTCAAGCTGTTTTACTTCTGCGGAATTCTCGCCATATACACGCTTTGCTACGCTTAATTGTTGTTCTAAATTGTGGACGACTCTATCAGTCATTTCCATTTGCTGACGTAGTTGCTTTTGAGCTAACTCCAATTTATCCGCTTCACTAGCATTTTGACCTAATTCGGCATTCTGTAGCTTAAATGAGCTTGTCAGGCGCTTTTGTTCCGCTTCTAGTTGTTTAGTATTAGCTTCAAGTTTCTCCATGTCTCCACGTGCTTCTCGTGCTTCAATTGCTTGCTCTGAAAGACCTTCATTCACTCGTTTCATTGCATTATTAAGAGAAGTTTCAGCACGTTCTGCATCTAGCAATTTACCGTACATTTTATTAAGCTGATCGGCTGTTGTATTAGTATCCTTAGACATTGCTTCAAATTCCGTCCGCAACATCGATGTGCGTTTCTTAGCTGCTTCCATTTGAATTTCTAATTTTTTCTTTTCAGCTGCTAATTTATCGGTCATTGTTGCATCTTGGCCCATTGCCGCAATATGATTCTTGTATTCTTTCGCTGCATTATTCATAACCATGTTAATTTGCTTCAATGTCTGAGCATACTGAACTTGACCATCCATCTTGAAATTAAGAACAACGTTTCTTTCTTTATTCCCTGGCATATTTTCACCTCATTTCTTAATAGAATGGAGTCTGATCTAAATAAACTCTTTTTGGTTTTGCCACTTTCTCTTCAAGTGCATCAGGATTGTTGTATCTAAGATGCATAATGTATTGCTTTAAAAAATGATTAGGAGTGATTCTCCAAAAGTCATTCATACTCAAACCGAGCAACGTATTACCGACATAAAAATAAAAATCCCAATCCAATTCGGACTGAGATTCTTCATTTTCATTCAGTATGTTCTTTACTTTTTTTCTTTCTTCAACTTCTCCATATCTTCAATTTGGAAGTTTTGACCGTTAAAGATTTCGAATACTACTTGGAAAATACCAGGTACATCATAAAGTGGAATAGCATTTTTAATTTCATTTGGTGTACACTCTGTTCCACCACTTCGTACCATTGCATAAATCAATGAGCGCATCAGTTTTGCTTCTTGTTCTCCTAAACTGAATTCTCCTTTTGCCAACATATCATTCATTTCTTTTTCGAACTCATGATACGGCTTCCCATAAGATTCTTCCACATAAGGGAATGATTCAAATGTAAAAATGACAGGGATTTCTACACCCTGTATTTTAATTTTATTTAAATTTATATCTACATTAACTAAATCACTTAAACGTGCCATATTATCACTCCTTATTGTCCTGTAGTTCCACCTAATTCTGCTAATTGAGATTCATCACAAATAACTTGTTTCATGAAGTCTTCTACTTTAACACCAGTTGCTGAAGCACGTGCTTCTGAAAAATCTACTTCTGTTACATCATTAAATAGTAATGGAGTAGCTTCCATTGTCATCGCTTGATCTTTAATCTCAAATTCTTCTGTAGTTGTAGCATAGGTCTCTTCGGATGGAACAACTTGTACACGAGGATACCAACGCCCAACACGAGAACCATCACTTAATGGCGCTACAAAACCTACTGCAAACATCGGATACTCTTTTAATGTTCCTTTATTAAACACAATACCTCTTGCTGCAACGTATCCTAAAATTGCATCCTTAATTTCTTGTGGCAAAGCAACGTGAGATAAGGATAATGTATACTTAGTATTTTTACTTGCATTAACAAATAGTTTATTAGATGCCCATTTCGTAATAGCAGTATTATTACCAGCAATACCAAGCTCACTAATAACATCTAATACATCAATCTCTTCATATGTAGGCATTGCACTTTTCGAATCCTTACCGCCTACCATCATTGCAATATATAATGATTCAATACCAACTGGATATAATAATGCTTTTTCTTTTGTTCCTGCCATTTCTATCATCCTCCCATTTTAGTTACTATTTTTTGAGCTAAGATTTCAGCTATCTTATCGCCCTCTGCATCAAAGGTATTCTGTATAAAATGTTTTCCTTTCACACGACCTTTGCCATTTACTTTTTTATGGCCATTTTCGTATAGGTACCAATACCAAGCTTCATCCTCAAATTCCACAGATACAAGATCATTTTTCACAACAACTTTCAAACTTTCTTTTAAATGCGTTTGCTTGTTCTTATTGGACATTTTAATTTTTGGTTTTAACTTGCTTATGAAATACTCTGCTGCTTCTTCTAAAAACTGCTTTTCTACTTGTTTGTTAACCCTAAGTAACGTATTAATATCTTCTAAGGCATCAGCAAAACCATTATTATTACTAGCCATTACTGAGTGCACCTCACATACGTTATAAACTGTGTTATGGTGTCATCATTCTCGTCATAACCCATTCCATCAAATTGAGAATAGGAAACGCCTGATTCGTTAAAAACAGCCTTTAATGGCTCATAATCTTTTTCAGTACCATCTGTAATAACTGCAATCTGATAAAGTGGCATTGACTTCATAACTTTTGATGATGCACGTTTATGTTGTTCATTCACAAACTCATACACAATGTAAGGGTACTTTGCTGTTGTGGGTGCACTATCACGATAAACTGGAATGCCTGACTTCTTCATGATGTCTCGTAACTCTTGAAAACTAATTTGCATAAGACAGTGACACCTCCATTAGTCGGTCTTCTTCTTTTACATAAATACGCTCAATATCGTAAATACGGCCGCCAACTTTTACACGGTAATCCTTTTGGTTATTTTCAATCTCCCGATCAATACGAACTTCAATTTTCTTTACAATTTCATTCGTATCTTTTGTTGTAAATTTATCAGTGGCCGTAACTCCAATAGTGTTATAACGAATCTTCCGTTCAAATGGATATCCCATCACAACACGGTCTGTGTCTGGATCAATCGTCTCTCCTAATTTGAGTAAATCACCCATCCATTTGAGTTTATTCGTCTTCCTCTTCGGCATCATAAACCTCCTGGACAAAGAATGGTGTCAAAGCATCCAAAGCTTGTTCTAATTCTTTTTCAGCTACACGATATTCATAAAAAATACCTGCACACATAATGACCAGGTATTTTACTTCTCTTCCACATGCTTTTTTTACATATCGTTGACCTTGCTTAATATAAAAAGAGAGCATGGTTTCATCCATACCCTCTTCCCAATGAATATGAGATTTTAATTTCTCAATTAATTCATCCATATTAAGCTCCAGTTGTTTCTTTTAGAACATACTTATAAACTGGATTTTCAAATGGTGAATGAATTAATTGTGCATCTAATAAGTTCCAGATACGGAAACCTACACGGTTTGTACGTGAAAATAACTCAACTAATTTTTGCACTTCTAATGAGCCAATAACATCTTGAATATAGAATTTAGAGAAGTCACCAAAGTAGAAGACTGGTGTATCTGGTTCACCTGCAATGTCAATTGCATCTTCTTCCTCAACAGGGAATCCTAATAATGTGTAACCAATCCCACCTTCTGCTTGGTTAAATGGACGAAGTAATGGGAAACCATCATCTGTTTTCAATGTTTCGATTTTAGTTAATGCTGCCGTATTTAATACCCATCGTGCTTTTTTACGTACTTCTTTAACAGGTGTATTTTTCATTTTCACTAATGCATCATAAAGATTCTTTTCATCCGTTTTAAACTCAACAGCTTTCTTTGCTAATGCACCATCATTGATGTTATTAGCTTCATCACCATTAACCATGTATTGAGTTTCTTTACGGACATAAGCCTTTTTCAGCTCGTCCATAACGATTTGTTCAATCGGTAAACCTGTACGTGCTAATAACTTTTTCGTTACAGTAGCAAGTGCATCAAATTCCGTTGGTGATAATTCGATTTCATCGAACTCAATATCTGTTTCTGGGATTTCGTTATTTGTTCGCTCATTTTTATGACCTTGAGCTTCTGCCTTTTTAACTAAAACAGGATATTTAATATTTTCTTTTGTTTTTACTCCTGTACCTAATCGACGTAGGAAGTTTTCTTCTTGGGCATACGTAATAATTTCTTTACTTAAGAAATCTGGAATCGTAACTGAACCATTACCAGTAACTAACCCTAATGCACGTGCTTCCGTTTCATCAATGTTACCTACAATATAGTTAGCAAAAGCTGAACGAGTTTCCGTTTCTTTGTTTTTAGTAGATTTATGACCTTTAGTAGAAAGACCTGTTCCAATAGCTGCCATGATTTCAGAACGTTGCTCTTCTGACAGTTCAGTTTTTGTATCTGGATTTTCTTTTGACACTGGGTCTTCTTTTTTCTCTGGATCTTCATCTTTCTTTTTGTTTGGATCTTCTTTTTCTTCCTCTTCTAATTTTGCTAATTCATCAGCAAGAGTTTTCGCTTCTTCTGTTAATGCTTCTACTTCAGCCTTAACTACTGCTAATTCTTCTGAACGAACTTCACCCTTCTCTACTTTTCCTTGTAATTCCGCTAGTCGAGCCTTATTTCGTGCTTGAGATGCTTTTAAGATTTCTTTTAAATTCATGTTAATTTCCCTCCAGGACTTTTTTTATTTGTTTAATAATGTTGTTCCTTTCTTCTGTATCATCTTCCACAACTGTTTTTACAGCTGCTTCTGTACTTCTCATTTCAATCATGGTTGCATTTTCGCCCCTGGTTTCAATGGAAGTTGCAATATAAGCTGGTGTCATATCCAAAATAGAAACTTCTGAGAGCTCTAGTTCTTCAACAGAACGTTTTTGAACACCAGATTCTCCCTCTTCCCAGGAGTCCTTTTCAGCAACAAAGCCAAATGACCAACCACGCAATTCTTTGTTTCTTGCTTTCTCAATCACTTGTTCATCTGTAACTGTAGCGATGGCTCTTAAACCAATATTGTCTTCATACAATTCTAGATTTCCATTTTCAATAGAGCCAAGCTTTCTATTTTTATTGTGGTTAAACAGCAAGTCCACATTCTTCGCTTTCTTTAATGCTTTTTCAAACGCCTTAGGGACAATCTTCTCTTTGAAATATCCCCTTGGTGAAGGAAGCATCCGACTTTCTCTGTCCACAACATTTACATATCCATCAAGTATGACTTGATTCCCCCGGACCTCAATTTTCATTCTCTTCACCTCCTCCCAATGAACCATCACTCGCTTCTTTCTTACCGATTTCAGTTAAATCATTTGAAATGTATATAGCTTTTGATTCCTTTGTACCTTGTATAGGGAATCCAAACATATCAGCGACATTATCAGGTGAAGTAATAGCGGTACGTACCAAGTTGTAACCAATATTCGTCTTATTGCTATAAGTAACAAAATCAAGAATATTAATCTTAAATTTGATACGTTTCCCTGAATTTTGGCCATAAAAAAGAAGACTCAAATGGTCTTCAAAATTTTTCATTATTGGTCTAACTGCTTTGTTGTGGATATACATCATCGCTTTTTCAATATCTTCTTTGATTAACTCTGTGTATGTGTCCACATTTATGCCTAAATACTTACCTAAATCTTTTTTATATACATTTAGGTATGCTAGGGTCTTTTCATCGTCTAGTGGGCTTTTAAGCGTGTCAATTGAATATCCTTTTCCAAGTGGAATCATTTTTACAGACCTTGCTTCATCGATTGATTCCAGTTGATCTAAAATTGCATTGATTAACTTTGACTGAGCACCATTTTGCGGATTGATATGAGCATCTAAATTTAACAGGAATGCTAATAGTCCACCCTTCTTATATTTGTCAGTTAAAGTTTTCTCAGCCGACATAACACCTTCGAGTGTATCTCTTCCCAAATCTAGGAGACCTTTGCCTCTTAAATGATCTGCACCAATATTTTTCACATGACGAATCATAAATGGAGGAACCTCTTGACCACCAATATTAAAATGCTCTACTAAATTATCATCTAGCTCTGTAAAAACATTTGAACCTAAATGTATTTGAGCACCATTTAATATAGGGAACGTTTCTCCCTCGAGTAAATAAGTATTCGTCATTAATTTAATGAATTCCGATTGTGTAAGATAGTTGTTCGGATTCCTTAAAATTTGAAGTGCAATATCATCTTTAATTTCATTTCCAAATTCATCTTCCACAACAATATCAGCCAATACCATTTGATTACTGATATCTTGCAACAACTCGTAAACATCGCTAGATTGCAAGATGTTTGAATCCGTAACATACACACCGCCGTAACGAATGCTTTTTCCTAAAACATCATCAAGATAGCCGCGCTTTTCAGCCTGTTTAAATAAATAATTTGAAAACCTATCCCTTAAACCCAATTTCTCGCCACCTCCCTTAATTAGAAACTCCTTTACGGAAGTCATAAATATTTTTCATTATATTACTAATTAACTTTGAATACTTTTCACAAAAATCACGATGATCATCTCTAGTAACTTCTTCATAAAACTCGCACATTTTTATAAGATCATCTATTTGAGAAACAATCTTGGCTACATCATCATGTAATAAGTGATATTTTTCATATATAATAGGCCTAATTTCTTTCTGATATGTATCCAAATTAAATTCTATAACAGGTCCACCAACCTGAATTACCATCGTAAACTCCCCATTTAGTTTAAGAACCTGATTATAAATTTCTAGAGTTTCCTTGAGTTCATTTCTTTTTTCTTTTATCTCATCTCTAATTAATTGTTGTTCTAATAAATCCTTTTGTATTTTTTTGTTTCCCCTTTGAGTCAACCAAACCGCTGTTAATGTAGCCATTCCTGTAGCAATAGAAGCAAAAACAGGCATAAATTCTTTCATAAAAACACTTCCTTATCAGTTAATATTCCTATTTTAGTATAACTGATAAGATATGAAACTACCTTTTACCTATAAATATCACCAATCAATTCATCCATACCCTCATCTGTTATGCTATCCATAACCGTCATTGTTTCTTTATGGGCAACTAAAAAAGCAACAAATCCATCAATCTTCTTTTTAGACTGTCGCTTACTTGGTGCTTTCATCCCATTGATATTTGTTACAACTACAACATTAAGAGCACAATAAACAAACAAAGGATTATCAGTCATTATACGTTTTTCATAAATAAGTATTTCTGAATCATCCATCATTGCATTCATAACATTAGGGTACTGACCTACGGAAATACATTCGAGGCCAAGATTCTCAAGTTTTTCAATTAACTTTTGAGACATCGCTGGATCATAGTTTATTTGGTGTACATCATATAAATTTATGCATTCCACAATGTAATCCATAACCTGGTCCTGATTTATCATCTTTCCATCACAAAAAGTAACAAAGCCACGCTCAGCCATATCAGTATACGGAACGTTATCTTCTTTTTCACGATGTTCAATATCTTCAGTTGGTACGAAATACATTTGTTTAACCTTTAAAATTGACTTTCCATCTTCGGTATAACCAGCGTTAGGGAAATTCAAGCTTACACATGTTAAATCGGTTGTTTTCGATAAATCTAAACCTATATAGCACGTTTCACCTGTTAAATCGCCTAGGTCTTCCACAAGAACATGCTCAACTTGTCCTTGTTCAAAGAAGTTTTCAGCTCCATTTACGAATACATTCAAATGTTTAGAAAGGAATTCAGCTTTTTTATGTGCCGAACGTGATGCTGAAATGAATTCTGTTTCTAGTGCACTCATCGTTACAGACACACCGATGTTCGGGTTAACCATTGCCCAAACATTTCTGTCTGTCCAATCATAATTCTTGTTCGGTTCGTATATCATGACGAAACTTGAATCATTATCATCACGTTTCAATACTTCTTTTGCCTCACGATATACTCGCATACCAACCGATGAAGAACCTTTACCAGCCGTTGATATATTAAACATAATCGGCTCAGCACGAGAAACCTGTGCTGATTTAAAATTGTCGTATTGATCCATGTTTTCTTGTGCATGAAGCTCATCATTTAGAATAAAGTGTGGATTGGAGCCCTCAATGGATTGAATGTTTTTACTCATTACAATGAATTGGTTCTGATAAGCTAAATCATCACGAATATAATCATATGTCACACTCGAAATGGTACCTTTTGGCCCTTTATAAATGTGTGAGCATTCCATTAATACATCATGGTTCATAATTGTTGCTGCAAACGGTTTTGCTGCATATTGAGCCTGATTAAAATCACTCGCACAACAATAACAATCAGCACTAAGTACTCCTTCACCGTACATCGCATAACCAAGAGCACCAACACCGATTAAAGTTTTACCATTTTTCTTTGGAACCTGAATGTAAGCTTCTCGAGTAACTCGGACAATTTGCCCTTTTTCATTCTCATGAACCCATCCATATATCCATGAATAAGCAAACTTCTCCCAATCTTCCAGGATAAAAGGTTGTCCAGCTAAATCACCTTTAGTATGACGGACAAATGTTTCAACCCAATCCATCATTTCATTTGCTCGGTCCACATCGAACCAAATATCTTTGCGCTTTTTCCATTTATAATAACGATCTACCATTGCTTTGATAGTATCGGGATATTTTTTAGGATTCTTTCTTACTTGTTTTGCATAAATATCTGCATAGTTAACACCACGTTTAATCAAACATAAACACCACCTCCAAGGTAAAATAAAAAGGACAGTTAAATTAACTATCCTCTAAATGGATTCCTCAATTTCTTCATATTCAATTCTAGAATATTCTTTAACAGCAAATTCAAATTCTTGGGACCAATCAGCTAACTCATAGACAGTTTTTAATTTAAGCAATTCCATATCCAATTCTTCAATTTTTTCTATAAATTTTTCAGTATGTGGTGTATTTCTATATAATATGGAGAATAACACACTTAACTGTTTAATATATTCTTTAAGTTTAGGATCATCTTTAAATGAATTTAAGTCAGCTATATGAATCTCGTTAAATTTATATTCTTCAACAAAAGCACGTGCTGTTGAAATAGCTAAGCCACTTTCTTTTCTCACATCTTTCAATTCTTCAATTCGTAAAGAAACTAGTGTGCTAGATTTTCTATTTTTCTTTGCTTGATATTGTGTAAGAATTATAGAAATTATTGTTGAAACCAGTGCTAAACCTGAAACAATCGCTGCTATGCTAGCCCATTGAAAAACATCATTTTTATCGAAAAAAATATCATGCCACATAAATCAATCCTCCATAATTTTGATATCAATATAATCGATTATATCAAAAGGATTAATATTACGCTTTATTTCTCCATTTATTACGATGGACATCTAATTCACTTACTTTAGCTTTCGGCTTCTTTATCTCTTCGTCTTTTCGAACAGAAGAACCGCCAGTAACTTGTCTACCGGCCTTAGTTCTATTAGTAAGCCCCAATAAATCTAAAGCTTTGGTTTTCTTGTCAGACCAAGTTTCCACCTGCTGTGCTAATGGATGTTTTGAATTATTTGTAGCACCAGCTTTATTTGTATGTTGTTGAGTTGCTGGAAACCCCTTCTCTTTCCATTCGATAAACATCGTCATATAAACTTCAAATATATCTAAATATGATTCAATTAATGGATCTAAAGTAAGGGTGTAAATATCTGCATCACGCATGATTTTTAATATCCGATTTTTCTCAGCTTCTGTTTTATCGGCAACAATTTTTTGACGCTCTTTTTTCGTAGACATTTCACACCCCCCTTTATTTTTTAAAAATGTTGTCTAACGATAGAAATGCCCCCTACGCTACCTATCCTTCCCAGAGAAGAAATTTTATTTTTTGATAGGGGGGCTTCCAAAATAACTCGGAAAAACTTTTTTCGGTTTATCTTCATTTTCTTCGATTGTATGACAAACCGGACAAAGCAATCTGAGATTATTCTCTTCTAATTTAAGTGTTTCATCTTCTTTAATTGGTATGATGTGATGAACATGAGCACGCCTACCAAAGACAAACCTTCCACATCGTTGACAGCAGCCATTCTCTCTTTCATATACCTTTGATCTAACATACTTCCATGCATCAGTACGATAGAATGGTTTGTTCTCATGATGATAGATGTTCTTCTTATCTTTCTTCTTCCTTGGTTTGTTACGCTTATGTTCTTCACAGTAACGTCCTTTGCTTATCTTGTTACGGCAGCCGTTAAAGTCACAGTACTTCATGATAGTAATTCAATGATGTCTTCTTTCTTTTTCATATCAGAAGGAATTTCAACATTAATCGATGCAGCGTATTCACGTAATTCTTTTATTGTCTTGTTACTCAAGATAAGCTCTGTACCTGATTCACCAATTACTTGTCCCTCATTGTTTTCGGTGAAGTATCCACCTGTTGCTAATTCTTTATCAGCAATCATACTTTCTGGATTAACAGTTATTTCGAATCCTGGTTCTTCACCAGTTGGTACAAATAGAGTCTTCTTCTTTTCGTTATCCCAATACTCTGTACCTGATATTGTTTTTCTAATTTCAGTAATCATTTACTAAACACCACCTATGTAATTTTTGTATAATAAAAAGCATCCACTATGTGAACGCTCCATGTTATTATTATTAAGGATTTATAAATCATATTGATATGCAGGTGGAACGAATGGAAAATAAAGAACCAAAGCAAGAATACGATTTAAGTAAAACTTACACATACACAGAACACCCTGATAAAATCAGTGGTCGCTGTGATAATTGCGGCAACACCGCATTCAAGAGTTCCGTTAAAGATTTCATCTATTTGAGAGAATGCCGTCAATGTGGTATGAAGAAAAGCATATAGCCCTATCAAGGGCTTTTTTCTTTGCATAATAAAAGAGCAACCATGCATCAGTTGCCCTTTCGTCAATTTCTTATGTTATTACTATAATCGATATTTTCAAGAGTTAACATTCATAAAACTGGGTGTCAGTAAAGTGCAAGTTCTTCAGCAAACTTTATTCTTCTTATTATTTCAGCATGTTTCTTATAGATATAACTAGAACTGTAATTCATGTCCTCAGCTATTTCTTCTAATGTCATTCCATCCACATACTTCATTTTTAACACTCTGTTTTCTAACCCCTTGAACTTATTAATCAGTACTAACAAATTGTGCATTTCATTCATCTTATGCGCTAATTCATTTTCCATTGCTTCAATACGTTCTTCTACTTTTGCACCTTCCGATTCAGCGGTTAAACGTACCTCTCGCAAATCACCACTTACCCATCGTTTTAATTCAGCTTTTGTTTTGTCTAAGTTGTAATCTAAGTATGCGATTCGTTCCTCTAATTTCTGATAGTCTTTCAGCCAGTCAAACAAATGATGATTCACCTACTTTCCACTCTTTCTATATATAAATATTTGTAATTATTAACAATCGACTATATAATTTTAAGGGAAATAAAGGAGGAAGATAACTTGAGCCCATTTAATATTGAGAGTTTATTTCTATCTACAAGTCTGTATAAAGAAATAGATTTTCCTACAAACTATTTAAAAATTTTCCCTGAATTTTTTATCAGTCCCACTGATAGACTTCAATTTGACGCTTTTTGCATAAATTGTGAAAAAAGCAGTACCTTTAAATGTAGTCATAGCTACGTTCGAAACCCTTACTATACAGGTGGTTACTCTGCAGCATTCCGTGAAGGCGAGCATGAACTGTATTGGGATGTTTTTTCAGCACAACTTGAATTCTCATGTCAAAGAAATCGGACACATAAATATTCAATAACACTAAATTCTTATGGTAACAATAAACTAATTAAAAGCGGACAATACCCCTCTTTGGCATCTATTGAAAATCATGATATTAAAAAATACCGCAAAATACTTCATAGAGATTATAGGGATTTCTCAACCGCAATTGGCTTAAATTCTCACGGCGTTGGAATTGGTTCCTTCGTTTATTTAAGACGCATTTTTGAAAATTTAGTTGAAGAAAAGCATCTATTAGCCCAAGAGCTCTCTGGCTGGGACGAAGAAGCATATAACCGTTCTCGCATGAATGAAAAAATTGATTTACTTAAAGATTTTTTACCATCTATCCTTGTTGAAAACAAACATCTTTACGGCATTATAAGTAAAGGAATCCACGAACTCAGTGAAGAAGAATGTTTAGGTATGTTCCCTAACGTTAAAGTAGCGATTGAGCTAATACTAGATAAAAAACTTTATGAACTAGAAGAAGAAAAGAAAATCGCTTCTATGAGAAGTTTCACTCAATCTACACATGCAGAGCTCTCAGCTCGATAAAACTACTGGCATTTGCCAGTTTTTTATTTATAAATTCTATCCCATTTAGATTAATTCAACTTTACAAAAATCCCTTTGAGCTTCAATTGTTTTAAAATCCATCATATGACTCCTTTCTTCAAATACTCTCGAGCCATATATAAGAAATGATGATATATGTAATTACCGGTTGTAGCAGGTTCAATAAATACTGTTGAAAAGCCATATCGCACTTCAAATGTTTTTAAACTACCCAGTAACGCTTCTGGTTTGTATTGACTTCGGTATTCACCTTTTAATATTTTGTGATAGCCTTGTAGATCTTCCACAAGAAGAACAAATGGATGTTTAGCAGCACGAATCAATTCATTTTCAAATCTTGTACGATCTTTAATTGATTGAACCAATTCATCTACACCATTTTTCCGTTCTACCCCAGCACTTAAATAAATATCTCGTGTAATTCCCATTTCAGGATTCTTAGGAATTACAGCTGAATAATCGGCTGTATCAATTTTTCTGAGTCTAAATGGAACATTCTTTTTACGAAAATAATCAAGTACATGTTGGTTTTTCTGTTCTCTTGTATCCACCATGATTTCTAATGTATCCAGTATTTCCTTCAATTCCTTTTCTGAATATCGATAATGAATTGCTGGCATTTATTTCACCTTCCTAAAGTGCGACATTGCACGATTGAATATTTCCTGTGAAAGCTCGTCCGTTAATTTATTTTCATAGTTGGCCACAGATTCTTTTACATATAACCAGCCATTAAGCGAAAAGTTTAACGTTAATTCCATAACCAACCTTGCAGCATCTTCATCATGATTGAACCAATCATTTATTTTTGGATTCATGTCTTGTTCAACGCCGATAAAAAAATTAATAATTTTATCTATCGTTTGTTTTACCGCATGATCTTGGTCTGAATAATTACCTTGCAAATATTTAATAATCCGTAGCTTGTATTCTTTAATAACTGATTCAATTTCAGGAGCAACCTTTTCATGGTTTTCAATATATAGGTCCTCGCCATCAAGAACGAGCTTCGCTCCCATTGATTGAACATCAGCACATATTTGATTTGGATGCATATTACACCTCTTTTTTCTAAAAGGGTTATCGAGGGTTACTAAGTTTTTTATTCAGTAACCCACTACAAAACCAGTCGTATCAAGGGTTCAGGACTAATTTGGGTTATCAGGGTTACTGAGGTTACCCGTTTTTCTATTAAAGGCTATATATTATATATATTTTTTTATTTATTTATTTTCTTATAGGCTGTTATAGGAAACTCAGTAACCTTAATAACCCATAAGCTATAAACCCTTGATATAACAATATTTATACGGGTTACTGAAAAAATAGTTTAGTAACCCTTCAGTAACCCAACATCAAATCTTTTTCCTATTTATAGGAGTTATGTTACTTTCTTCTTTTTTATCGTCTGTTGAAAATAAACTCGCACTAGCATAATTATTTAATGTCATGCCAATAATGAACGTTTTGTTTTTTGCACCTTTTTCTTTTTTAAATCCACGAATTTCTAATTGACGATAAAAGGCACGGTTCTTTAAGTCCAATTCATTATTTTGATAACACCACTTTGTATAATTTTCATATAGTAGCTTCGCTTCAATTCTCTCTGTAGGATGTACCGTACAATTTTCATCAATAAAAGGTGCCAATATGTCCATGTCCTCACGATATTCAGCCGTCGCTGCCTTCACGGCTTCAGGAGCACGCAACCCTTCGGCCTGCCACTTCATGCAGCCCTCAACCGCCCACCGCAAAACACCTGGCATTTCTTTTGCTAATTTATCTGGTAAATCATAATCAATCTTTTCTTTTGGGATTGTTACGGTAAATGGAATAAGCATAATCCTTCTCCAAATCCCTTCATCCGAACCTTTTACAATCGGCTTATGGTTGGTAGTGAAAAACACTTTAAATTCTGGTGTAAATTCAAAGTATTCCTGGCGTAAGAAACGAGCTGACATTTTCTCACCACCGGTGATTTGTTTTACTAGGGCTTCAGATAATTGTTGCCCTTCTTCACTCTCAACAGCTGATACAAAACGCGCCCCATCAAGTCGAGCCACATCATTATTGATTCCTGAATCATTTCTCTTTTTTAAGAAAGTGTCACTGTTCGTTTGCCTACCATAATCACCAAGTAGATCCTGAATGATATTAATAAAAGTAGACTTACCATTACGGCCATTACCGAATAAGAAAAACATTACTTGCTCTTTTGTTACACCGGTTAATGAATAACCAATTGCTTTCTGCAGGTAATTAATTAATTCATGATCCGGTTCACCTTCAGGTGTTTTAAAAATACTTTCTAAGAAAGCTTTCCAGTTTGGACACTCAGCATTTCTGTCATACTTGATTGGAGACAGTTTCGTTAATAATAAGTCGCGGTCATGCGGTAATAATTCACCTGTCTTCAAATCAATAACTCCGTTATCACAGTTGAATAAAAAGTTATGAGCATCCAATTCTTTCTTTTTAACTGATACCATTGGTCGCACATCCAAAATGCTATTTATCCGGATGGACCGTCTCTCACATTTCTTTGCCCAATCATGTAACAACTTTGATTGATATTTATCTTCTGTAGCCTTTGCTTCTCCATATATGGCTCTCAGTGTTTTAGCCGTGATAGCTTCAATCTGTCTCTTACTATCCTCATGCCAATGCTTACCGTTCCATATGAGCCATTCCAACTCATTACAATACCGAACATTCTCGCCATGATAATATGCAATCCGTTCCGCATTTCCTAACTCAGTTAAATGAAACTTTGGGGCTTCATCGATAATTTCCTCAGTATCTTCAATTGAGTTATCGGATATATAAACTTCATATTTTTTCTCTTCCGGCGGTTCATAATCAGCTATTGTGGAAGGAGTAGAAAGAATTGCTGTATCAATTGTCATTTCCCCATATGTACGGCCATCACTTGAATGTGGCTTATCCCACTTCTCACGAAGTAAGGATGATTCTCTAAACATTGAATCCATCTTTGCAGCATCTTTATCCGTCCAAAATGCTAAATGATTACATAGGGCCATATCAGTTGAGGAATGGTCACCGTTAATCAACATGCCCTGGAATAAATCTTTAATGGCTGCACCGCTTTTACTATCAAACATTCGCTCCCACAACTCTGCATTCGATAGACTAGTAATATCTTCTCTTTCAAATGAAGTAGTGCTTTGCTTCTTTTCAGGCTTTGGCTTTTCTTTCAAATACTTCTCAAATAAAACTTTTAATTCTTCCGTTCTATCTTCCACAGGAACTTGATCTAAGCAATCTCCGGTGAAAGTGAAGTACCGTCCATGCCTATATACTTCCAACCCAAGGTCTACGTTTTTACGTCCTGTACCTGGTCCTTTTAATGGCAGCTTCCCTTTTGCAATAATGTGGATGCCATCACCACTTGGTGAATATTCCGTGTAGCTATTTACAGTTTCAATAACATCCTCAGCTAAACTTGTAAGAGCACCTTCTTGGATACAATGGTCAATATCTATTCCAATGAATGGATCATCCTTTGAAAACATGAATCCGATTCCGTCATAATCTCCTTGTTCATAGAATTTTATGATTGTCGGGAACGTTGACCAGCTCCGCTTATTATTCGACTGAGCCATTTCTCCATTGATTTGATAAGGAACTTTTGTTTTCTTACCGTTTCTTACTTCTGACCGCCATAAGATCCAATGAGGAGTGTTTTTAAGCTCTGCCGGTATTTGATTAAATTTATATCTCATTTGATTTTCTCCCTTTGGAAAAGGGAGCCATTAGTAGCCCCCTCCTATTTGAATCTTGTTAATTAATTTTTAGAATGGAATATCCTCATCCGAAACAGTAAATCCAGTACTTGGAGCTGCTACTTCAGACACTTTAAAACCATTTACTTGTGGGTATTTTTTACCGTTATATTCACGCTCACCTACTACTAATCGCAATGGTTTATTTAAGAATGTATCAGCCCATTCTTTGTAGCTGCTAAATTGCATTCCATCCGGGAATTGTGCTGCCTTTGATGCTGCTTGGAATCTCCACATCGCTTTATCCGTAACAGTAAAGTTATCAAATAGAATCTTTTGACCTTGGAATGGTTGGTCTACATCGCTACGAATCTCATAATCAACGATTACTCGGTTGTTACCTGACTCCGCTTGCTTTAATTCATAATTAACAACTGTTACTTCATATTCACCTGGCTTAATTACTTCAAATTCCGTTGCTTGACTGTGATCTACTTTAAACATTATTTATTCCTCCAATTGTTTAACTGTTTCAGTTAATTCTTCTTTTTCTTGTTTTAAATCTTCGATTTCTTCTTGAAGCTCTGATACACTTTCATCAATGTCTCCTGCAAGCTCATTTAACTCTCGAAACATGTTTGGCGATAAATTATCTTCATTGTCATCCAAGAATCCTTCTAACAAGCTAGCAATATCCGTTTTTCTTGAACTTGCTGGCATATGCTTTCCTCCAATTTCTAATATGGTATTACAGCAAGGATGTTGTGCGGATGGAGTATTTCTCCATGTCCTACAACTAAAATCCCTCTGTATTTTTCATAGTGATAAACATCAACTTTTTGCATAAATTGACCCGCTAACCTTTTTTGAATTTCAATAAGTTGCTCTTGTGTTATCATTTTTACCTGCCTTAGAAAATTCGATTAATCACTTCAAATAAATATGAATTATCTAGTTTAAAGTTTGGATTTTCCTCTTGTTTACTTTTGACATATGAAATCACTTGAGCGAAATAAGCGGAATCTACACCTGTCAATTGTTCTTCTAATACCTTCATATCAAGCAAGTGCATTTCATTTAGTTGCAGTACCATTTTCAAATATTGCCCTGCATTGATTTGCCAACCACGATTGATAAACTTCTTCGTTCTAAAGATGCTGCACAACGGGTATTTTGAACCAGTGTATATCAACTCTTTAGTTATGATTGCTTCTAACGCTTCACGAGGAAGTGATAAATAATTATCTTCTGATCTCCAAAAACATGTTGCATGGACGAAATCATAATTAGAATGAATTTTCTCAGCATCACCGTAAAAACGCATAACCAATTGAATTTTCCCTGTAAGACTGATAGCGTTAGTCGATAGAAATACCGGCTTATATTTCGGTTCTTCTTGCTGTTTCAGCTCGTCCACGTGAGATGAATTATCTTCAAATAGAGTTGCAGGTTCATAAGTTTCTTCATCATCAGTCTCATATTCTTCCGGTTCACCAGCAATTCCAGAGCTTTGAACAATGACTCTTACACGGTCACTCTCACCAGATACACGTGCATCAAATCCTTTAGCTTTGTTAAATTCTTCTACAAAATACTCAGCAACTTTTAATGCAGTTTCTTTGGTTGTAAAATAATAATCGAAATCATTTACCTCTTCGTTCAATAGCATGGAGACAATAGATCCACCAGTAATGATGGAATTTTTTCTAACAAGATTTTTCACTTCTTCATCTTTAATTGAATCCACAAATTCATTATGTTTTTTCTGCAAAACAGATTTTATTGTTTTAGCCTTCATCCTTTTTCTCCACCTTTACTGAAAACTTGCAATCTATCTAACGCAACTTGTGCTAACTTAATAGTGAAATCTTCAAGCTTCATATTCGCTTTAAGCTCAAACTCTTTTACTTTTGTTTGTGCTTCCGCGTTATCACTCATAATCGCTTTTACTTTTTCAATTAAGCTTGTCCGTTTATTCTCTTCCTCGGCTTTTACATCAAGACCTAATTCAAGCCATTGATATAATTTGCGACCTACATCAGCTGTAATTTTCTGTGGATGTCCTTCGAACATTTGCGTATTATCTTTTGAAGTATCAGCTACATGGTCAATATCGATAATAAAATTGAGCATGAACTCATATTCCATTTCTTCTTTTTGTACAGGCTTTGTACCAACTTTTCTTGGTGCCATTTTCCCATCGCTGTTAGGCTCTACAACATACTCTGTTTTTGTCCGGAATGTTACTAACATATGAACATCATTTTGTGTAAGAGTTTTTATTAGTTTTGTAGTTTCAGGTGCAAGTTTGCCCCAGTTTTGAAACGAGTTACCAGACATTTGTCCATGAGTTTCTACAATTCCGCCTTCACCCATCCAATTGTGAGAAATTGAATCGATGACTACTACTTCTGCACCCGCATTCTTCATAGTAATAACAGCAAGGTTATATCTTTCAGTTGTGAAAGGCGGTGGAAAGTCAATATGTCTGAATTGACCGATACGAATACCACCTATTTCAAGATTGGCATACAATTTAGAACGTCTATGCTCTGTATCAATCACGCCGATTTTTTGCCAAATTTCAGCTTCACTAGCTTCTGGATATGCTTCTTTCATCATTCCATAAGCTACGATTAACGCACTTACTGTTTTTCCAGAACCACTACATCCAATAAATCCAATAACCGCTTTTTCCTTTTCACGTTGTGCATCTGTTACTTCGAACATTCTTATACCTCCACACTATAAGAAATAGATTCAGGTTTAACCGTCACCCCTGGAACAATTTGTCCATCCTCATCCACAACTACTTTTTCACCGCTGATTTCAACTATTTTTAATTTTTTCTTTAAATCAGTCCAGCTGACTTCATTCTTAATACAATCATCAAGTTCATTTTCAATAGCATATTGGAGAAGATCATGTTTATTTTTCTGTTCTGGTGCTTCCTTACTCTTACGAGTTTTAGATTTACCATAAGGCGTACTAATTGTTTTCTGCTTTGGATCCGCTGCAAGTTGTTCCGCATGATATCGTTGAATATGAGTTTCAAAGAATGAAATACTATTGTGGATGGGCTTTAATTCACTTTTCTCCCATTCAGTAATACGATCACGTTCAACATTTGCTAGTGTTGAAACTTCCTTTTCTTGTGCTTTAAGAGCCGTTAATTTGCGGAATGCCCAATTTAAACCGTTAATATCCGTAATTTCAAATTGTTGCTCCGCATCTTGTAATTGGTCCACTTCTAATAATTCATTTTGTTGTAATGCATTCATCGATATTACCTCCAAATGTATTTTTAAAGTCCCGTGCAGTGTAAAGAGAAAGATATGTAAAACCATTTTTCGTAAACTCAACTTGAAGAGGGTATTCCAAATCATCACGCTTTACCACTTCTAAATCCCCTTCTTCAGTTAAAAGTTTTTCTAATAATTGATGTCTCACATGAACCTGATTCTCGGGATAAACGCCCAAAATCCCTTGTTCTTCAGCTAAATAAACAGCTTGTACACTATTTTCAATCGCTTTAATATCCATTACTGCCATTCCTCCCCTACAGCTTTTAAGGCTGCTATGCATATGGCCATTGGAGCTGTTTCAGCAAACACCATTTTGACATCATCCGGGACAAATACATGTACTTGATACTTTGGCTTTAACACGCTGTTCTTTGTAATTTTTACGTCATAACCTAACTTCTCGACTACTAACCAAGCATCTTCAATATTTGTACTAAACTTAGGTAACTGTGGATGAACAGCACCTATCGGTGTTTCTACCCACATTGATTTCAAAATTGATGTTTCAGATGGCTTAATCCATCCCATAACCTTTTCCGCGACTAATTCATCGATTGGTTTGTCGTTCATTTTTTATCCTCCATACTCTTATTACTCAACAATTTTTCAAATAATATACTTAAACTTTTAAATTTTTTACTAGATATAAAACTTTCATTTCGTCACTTTACACAAATTCAATTCATGCTATAATGACTGTGAATTTTCTTTTCTAAATCACCTGTTGGCGCAGGTGGTTTTTCTTTTATACAGCTCGAAAGCATTCAACATTTTGTTTCTCAATTAAGTAATCCGTTAAATTTTCTTTAAGTACGACATCCTGACCAAACACAAAATATTTATCATCTTGCTGAATTTCACAACCATAGAAATCTTCAATTGGATGATCAGGTTCTTTAATTGATTCCTCTTCAACAATCTCTTCCACAAATATTGCATCGATATTACTAACACTAATGTGGAAGGGCACCTTCGTAGCTGCACCTGTATATTCAATTTTCGTTAAAGAACCAAAACCATTCGTAATTGTTTTAAGTTGTTCAGCTGTAAAACTAACCTTTGCACCTGATTTAAAAACCAATGTTACTTCCTTCAATTAACTCACCTCCCTTCGAGTTGAAACCTTACGGTTCATTTCGTACATCTTGCGCTTTGCTTCTAATTCCATAGCTAGTAACAATGTAGGACTGTTCTTCGCTTCAGCACATCTTTTTCTTACTTCATGACCTTTCATGATCCTTGTTGCGGATAATACTCCGTTCATTTTTCTTCACTCCCCTTATCTGTTCTTTTCAGAGAATCAACTGTTCTTTATAAAGAGACAAAATTCGACATTTTTATTACAAAAAAATAAGCCCTTATTTATTAATGTATTGGTTGTTCCCTTATCCACATTAGTAAAAAATGTTCCGTTTCAACCGCTGGAAAGTACCATTTCCCACCTATTTTGTATTTTGAAAAACGTTCATCATAGAAGAACTTCTCTTTTATAGTATTTTCACTCATACTTGTTTGTTTACAGAGTTCTTTCATGTCCCACAAGGTCTTTCGTCTTTCAATTTGATCCAAACGCTTTCTTAACTCTTCTATAAAACGTTTTTCAATGATTTGGTTATCTAATTGAATATTAAGCATGTTCCCACCTTCTTTCTCGCCAAGAAAATTCGACATTTTCTTTTAAAAAAAAGTGAGGATTTCTCCTCGAAACTCAATTGACTTTATTTTCTTCAAACTCAAATAGATACTCTAAATTATGTTCTGGAAAAAAAGTTTTCTTAATTTCAAGTGCTTCGTCATAGTAAAAACGAAACTTTCCATTTATCTTGTCACTAACTGTCGCGTGGCGAAGATTCAGGTGCGAAGACACTTCTGTAATCATAATTCCTTTTCTCGCCATCTCTGCACGCAAATTCGGATACATTTTCTCACCACCCAATCATTTTGTACGATATTGCGTTCATTTCTCTTTCAATATAAACGCATTTTCGTACAAAGTCAACGGAAAAACGAAAAAAAATACTCATTTTCGTATGTTTTTCTATTTACATACAATTTCAGTTAGGTTATGATATAAACAGATATACGAAATATCGTATACATTTCAATTCGAAAGGAGGTGAAATTAATGAAGAAGGCGGAGATTATTACGCACTTAATAAAAGAAGCTGGTTATAGTAAAAGAGCTTTTGCAGAAAAAATTGGACTACCACCTACAACATTACAATCAATGCTATCAAGAGGCATAGGCAAGGCATCTGTTGATAATGTAATTAAAGTATGTAAAGGATTAGGGATTACTACCGATGATTTAGAGCGACTAGAAAACCAAAGTATTGACAAGGTCAAAGAAGAGTTATCTATATATGAAACAGTCGACAAAAATCAATCGAATATTACCCACATCCCTATAATAGGAGCTGTCGCAGCTGGTACACCAATATTCGCAGAAGAAAACATTGAAGGTTATTTACCAATGCTATCCACTTTCTTGAATTCAGCTAAAAAGTATTTTTATCTCATTGTTAGAGGTACAAGTATGAATCTTGAATTCCCTGAAGGCTCATTTGTCCTTGTGGAAGAAACACCGTTTGTAGAAAATGGACAAATTGCGGTCGTAAAAGTCAATGGTTATGATGCAACGGTCAAAAAGGTATCGAGATCCGGAAATATCATTACTTTAATTCCATTGAGTAATGATCCTATTCACAAGCCACAAACTTATGATCTTTCAACGGAAGATGTAAAAGTTATTGGACGTGTTGTACAAGCAGTAAAGAATTATTAAATTTCTAGCGCTAGCAATTTAACACCAAAGAGTAGGCGACGGTCTACTCTTTTTAAACAAATTGGAAAGGAGTTCTTAAATGGCTAGTTTCCATAAATATCGTAAAAAAGGGTCAAATAAAGATTCTTGGGAATATCGAATACGATATAAAGATTTAATCACTCAAAAATTCAAAGAGAAATCTAAAAAAGGATTTTCAAGCAAAGCGGAAGCAAAATTAGCGGCTGAAGAAATGGAACGACAGTTACGTGAAGGCACGAATCTAACTGGCGAATCCATGAAAGAGTACCTCATTACATGGTTAAACGAATATAAAAAAGGGACAGTAGCAATAAATACGCTTCTCTCTCATCAAAACAATATAGAAAAACACATTATCCCTTATTTTAAAAACATTCTTTTAAAAGATTTCAAACCAGTACTATACCAAAAGTTTATTAATTCTTTAGTCAATAACGGCTACAGTAGACGTACTATTGAGATTGTTCATGGGACTATGAATAACGCTATGGAAAAAGCTATAATTCTAGAAAAGATAACTAAAAACCCTTGTACAGGAGTAGAAATAAAAGTTAAAGCAAAAGAATCTGAAGTAAAATTTATTGAATCGGATCGAATTGCTGACTTGTTGAGAGAAGCTTATAAATATGATTATATTTATTGGATTTTTTACAAAGCTCTTATTGAAACGGGGATGCGAAAGGGAGAAGCTGCAGCACTTCAATGGACTGACATTGACTTAAAGGAAAAGACAATTACCATAAATAAATCATTGGATTTCAGGTTAGCTTCTAAAAACCCTGAAATGATGTTTGGAGATACAAAAAACTATAATTCAAAGCGAACCATCACTATTAGCGAGGGACTTGCTAGCGATTTACGCTTCCACCAGAAATATCAAAACCAAAATAAAATTGCATTAAATGATTGTTACTACTTTGAATTTAACTTAGTTTTCTGTAGAAATGATGGAAATTATCTACCTAAGTCTAGTCTTTTCAACTCCTTCTCTAGAATTTTAAAGAAAGCAGATTTACCATCATTACCTATACATTCATTGCGCCATACGCATGCTGTATTACAGATTGAAGCTGGAGCAAGTATGAAGTACTTACAAGAACGTCTTGGACATGGCAGTATGCAAATTACTGCTGATGTATATTCCCACATTAGTAAGAAGCTAGATCAAGAAGCAATGGCCAAATTCGAGGAACATATGCGAAGTATCTTAGAGTAATTTTTAAGATATTTGTGGGCATTTTGTGGGCATCAATTTTACTCCCTCAAATTATTATCATTTTGCCCACAATAAAAAACCCTCAACACGTTATGTGTCAAGGGTTTTCACTC